TTTACTGCGACCACTAAAAAGCTGGCCAATGAACGCATGAGCAATTCCACTGCCGCCGCCAAAGGCCATTCCTTCTATAATAGATGATGCTAGTGTAGGTTTCTGATTCTGCTGGGGCTGCTGAACTTCCGGAGGAGTCGGTTTAGGCACAATAAGATCTTTCATTGGTTTCGTATTTCTAGGCATTCCTAAATATCTAATATTTACGAATGTTTTATATGAATTTTATTGCTCAAGATTCATGAGATATAATAGCCAATTCTAAAATTTTATTATATTCTTCTGCTAGTTTTTTTTTTAATTCATTTTCATCTACTTGATGAAGATTATGAATTGAATACAATTCAATTAATTTAGCCTTTGCTTGATTTAACTTTTCTTGCAAAGATATACTTTTTGAAGACGTAGATTTCCACTCCACGTTGCCATCAGGTAATCCCTTTAATTCTACAACAAACCGATCTCCATGATGTCCATTAGGTTTCATATAGTAAATATTTCTTGGAATGTCATCTTTTGATATACCACAATTATCCGGCAAGACTGTTACTCTTTCCCTCCTCTTCGTATTATAATTCTGTTGGGTTTGTGTGATTAATCTCAAATTAACTTTTCTGTTATCCATTCCATTATTATTGATATGGTCAATAGATTCAGTTGCTCCTTTACCCGGAAATTCTAAGCGACCCATAACAAAGTTATGGAGGTATACTTCTTTACGTTTTCCATCATGCGGTGATAAATATGCTGATGAAATGTACGCATTACTTTGATAATGCCAGTAGTGAATTTTTACAGAATCAAAGTCATCAGCATCAATTACAAAATGTTTAAAGGTATCATTATTTAAAATTTGCCCTACAACATACTCTTTTCCTTCAAATAATACTTTTGTGTATAAAATATCCTTTGCCGGCCTTCCCATTCCTAAATATTCTATATTTACGAATGTTTTATATCCAGGGATTTTAAATTTATTAGCCAACAAATACTAAAACCAATACATAAAACCCGGGTGGTTTTATGTTTCTAATTACTGTAAGCAAGTCCACCCATTCCGGACATGACACGGAGAACGTTGTAGTTCACGGCGTAGACGCGGACCTTGGCTGAGAACACAGATGAGACCGTGTTGTTGGTGAGCGTAAGGTGGAGGGTGGCATTGTCGATACGGGAGAAGTTGCAGCTGCCTGAGGGCTGGTGGTCCTCCGGCTTGAGGGCGAAGGAGTAGACGTTGATGCCGACAGCGGGGACGTTGGTGTGGTGCTGGTAAGGCTGGACCAAGTTGAAGTACTTGCCCTCGCGCTCTGAGAACCGATCGTGGCCGTTCAACTGGATCTTGGCAACCGCAACAGGGTTGTAGCCGGCGAGGCCCTCAACGCGGGTGAGGGAGTAGCCGGAGTCAAGGACGGACCGGTCCCACCAGTCGGAGTAGTTGAAAGGTTGCATGCCCTTCCAAGGGTTGATGGTGGCGTCGTCGCAGGCGACGAAGGAGTCGCGTTGGACAACCCAAACAAGCTCCTTCGTGGGGTGGTTGAAGTTGAGCTTGATCTTGTTGTTGGAGGAGGTCACGGACTCATCGCCCGTGAACTGGAGTTGCTCGATGAGGTACTCATGGGAGACCTGGGCGAAGCGGCGACGCTCGTCCGTGTCGAGGTAGATGTAGTCAACGTAGAGGGACGCGGAGACGAGGCCGGATGATGAAACACGGTCGCGGATGGCGTGGAGGGCCGCTGAGCCAGTGACCTGGTCCCAGCAGAGGTACTTGATCTCGTTGAACTCGAGGTTGATCTTGACCTCGTGGTACTGGAGAGCGATCAACGGGAGCGCAAGGCCCGGGTTGCGGCAGAACCAGAACTGGAGGGGGATGTAGAGCGTGTACTCCGGGGCGCAGTTGGCGACCTCGGCGAGGGAGTTGGGCTCACCGCCGGCGCAGGCATCGTCGCATGTCTCACCGCCCTGAACGAGCAAGTTCACGAGTTCGGGAACGTTGCCAACCATCTCAGCATAGCCGGCCTGCTTGCCCGCCTCCTGGGTGAGCTCGTTCCAGATCTGGAGCCAGTCGCCGTAGTGCTTGTCGATGCGCTGACCGCCAATCTCGAGCTCAACTGAGTTGATGAGATTGTGGCCGACGTAGTTGAGCCAACGGAACTGGGCACCTGAGCCGTCCGTGGACGCAAGCTGAACCCGAGGCAAGGTGGCCTGGAGGTAGATGCGGTGGATCAAGTCGCCGTTACGGCTGATCGTGCATGTAACACGCTTGCCGAAGTTGGCAGTGCCGTTGAAGGTCTGCTCAATTGACTCCATCGCGAAGTTAGTGTGGCGACGGTACACCACCTTGAAGAACGTGATCTGAGGGTTTCCCGTCAGGTAGATATCCTGCGCGCCATAGGCAACAAGCTGCATTAAACCACCACCTCCCATTTGTTATATTTATCACAAAGAAAATAATTTGGCGGATTTGGGAAATTTTGGGGATTTTTCTGGAGAACACCGGGGCAACACCGGGGGAACTCTTCCTGTGAAATCCCGCGGAAATAGAAATCCGAAGATGACATAAGGAAGATTGAAAGATAGGATATAGTTAATGTCTGAAAATAAACCGTTACACATGGTTCTTCATACCATGGATGCTCCTGCTCAAGAAGTGACTGACATGCCCACTACCCTAGAGGCATTCCACTCTGAGAAAATGCGTACTATGAATGAAAAACGAGCACAAATTACTGGACTAGAAAAGAAGATTACCGAAAAGGAGGCCCAAATAGATGCCTTTACCGGGGCTCTTCATGCCGATGAATACAAAGTGCTCGTTGAAGATTTACAAGATTTAGAACAACAGGTGGTTCGCCTCCAGAAAGATGACGAACGACTTGATTATTTTTTACAAGTTGGAAATATTCTATTTAATTATTACGATTCACAGGAAAAAATCGCTTCGGGACATCATGTTTCTAGCAAGAAACCTGCTAGTAAGTTGCGAACTCCTCAAAATAGTGTTCTGAATTATTTCAGTGCAGGTGCTGCTGAGGCAACCGATGATGTGGAGCCGTCACTTTCGCAGCTAATGCCACTGCCGGCAACGGAGAAAGAGCCAAAGAAGATTATTCGTGCCCGGGATATTGAAGATTCTAATGGACTCCAGCGTGACAAAGCATTAGAGCGTTATTTGAGTATTATTGAGCCGACTGCGATTCGTGGTGGAATCCTACCGGGGTCTGGCATAGAACCCGATTTTGGTGCGTGTCCCCATTGTGAAACGGAGATGGTCTTTTATCATAACGAGGCAACTCTGGGCTGCCCGGGATGTGGCTATCAGGACTTTATTCTGGTGGATTCCGAGAAGCCTTCCTATAAAGATCCGCCGCGTGAAATTTCGTATTTCGCCTATAAGAAGATTAACCATTTCAATGAGTGGTTGGCTCAGTTCCAAGCCAAAGAAAGTACTGAGATTCCAGCAGATGTATATGAGAATATACTGGCGGAAATCAAGAAGGAGCGTATTACTGATCCACGTACATTGAAGCCTCAGAAACTCCGAGAGGTCTTAAAGAAACTTCATCTGAACAAATTCTACGAGCATATCCCCCATATTTTACACCGGATGAATGCGTTCTGTGCGCCCACAATGTCACGGGAGATGGAGGATAAACTACGCTATATGTTTAAGGAGATTCAGCCGTCGTTCATTCGGCATTGTCCGCGGGGTCGGTCCAATTTCTTGTCATATTCTTACGTCTTATACAAGTTTTGTCAACTGCTAGAACTGGACGATTTCTTGCCCTGTTTCCCCCTGCTCAAAAGTCATGAAAAACTCTATATGCAAGATAACATCTGGCAGAAGATTTGCGTTGACTTGGGCTGGGAGTTCATCCGAACAATTTAACTGCTGGAAGTAGATGAACGCATTCAAATATGGTATTGGGGAACCGGGTCGTGCGATTGCTAGTGAATTTACTCCAGAATCGCGACCTATGTTTAGAAATGCTATGACTAGAGTAGACCCCCGTAATAAATCTGCTTTTGTAAAAGAGTATTTTTCATTCAAAAATCCCGAAAGTGCCGAGAGATTTGCTAAAATTTTTGTAAATTCAAAAAATAAGATAGTTTATGCGCCGCGGCCGCGGCGTTATTTAACACTAAAACAAAAATCCAATTTGAAATCTATTCCTGAAAATAATCAATTGCGAAAGAGAACACGCAAACAAAGAAGTCGTAAAAATAGGAGATAAATGGACCCAGTCCATATTTTAAGTGTAACTTTTACTCTTGGTTATATTTTACAATGTATATTTTCTTGTCATTTATATCATAATATGAATCCTGTATATGATAGACTTGAAACATTAGAGCAGGTTACTTGGTCGCAACGGAATTCCTCACCAAATCCAGTATATACAAGAACAAGAGATCAACGCACAGAAGATCCTGAATAAACGAAGGCTTAAATAAATGTCCGATTCATTAGAGTAATGATGCGGACAATTGTGGCGATTGATCCCGGTATTAAGAATTTGGGAATCTGTGTTGCGGAAGTGGTGGCTGACCTCAGTGGAAACCAGCAGATATCCGATATCTTACTGTGGGAGAATTTTAATTTAGTTTCGGATTCCTCTGCTCAGTTATCTACACGATGTGCCGTTCAATCCTGTAAGGGACCGGCTTCGTGGTCTTATAAAGATACCTCTTCCGAGGCAGCTTTACTTTGTAAGAAATGCGGCAAGAAGGGCTTTAAGGGCTTTACTGCTATTGATCCCGAGAAGATTAAAACAGTTGCGACAATTCGTGAATTTGCGACTGAACTAGGCTGGACTGATGCGAAAAAGAAGACAAAAGCGGCTCTGCTAGAAGAAGTAGCCAAATTCTATTTGATGCCTTACAAGGCTGCTAAAGTAAAGAGTATGAGTCCCTCAGATGTATTTGGGAAAATTCGAGTTTTTGTTGAATCCCGCATCCCCATCCTCAAGAAAGCATCCATTGTACGAATTGAAAATCAGAAAAGTATTGCTCCTCTATTACGAGATATTCAGATGCAGATTTATTCATTAATGCGATACATCTTGGAGAAAGATGGTTGGACTGGTACTTTTGAATTTGTCCATCCTGGTGCGAAGAATAAGGGTGATGCGATTTCTGCTGGTTCGGATAAATACAAGGAAAGGAAAGATGCGACACTTGGTCGGATAGAAAAGAAATTATCAGCATGGTCCATGGCGAAACCAGCAGTGGCTGCTCCTTGGCTTTTGCTTTTTAATGGCGTTTCTAAAAAGTATGATTTGGCGGATACTTTACAGATGTGCCTCGGCTAAAGCCGAGTCAATCCCGTGCTCATTTCATTCGCGGATGTGCCTAGGATAAACCTAAACACCTACTTTACTCCCTTTGGTCGTAGATGTGCCTAGGATAAACCTAAACACCTACTTTACTCCCTTTGGTCGTAGATGTGCCTCGGCTAAACATCTACTTTGTTCCCTTTGGCCCTACCTTGAACTGAAATTTTGTAATACAAATATAATCCGAAGAAGTTCTTTGCTATAATATCTAAGATATTATAGCCGATATTTTTCTGAACTACAGGTGTTATGAAAGCAACTCCATAGAGACCCCAAATTACAAAGAGTATACCGAAAAGTTGTTTACCAATTATTGATTTATCAGCAAATTCTTTATAGAGAACATAAAATGAACGAGCAAAACACGCTGTTCCT